TAGCAAAAAATATGGTGTGATGGTAAATGCTATGGACCGGACCGAATATGTCAGGCGATTGATATTTGCCCGGAAACAAAAGGGGCTGAATTTGTAGGTACGATAGGGGCGGTATTAACACTTGCATTTTTCCCTGTTGCTGTGGTTTTGGCAATTATTTTAATGATAAAGGGGGGTATTGGATGAAAGAATTTATAGATAAGCTGATAGAGAGGTTGGAAGAAGAACACGAAAGATGCATTAACAGATATGGTATTGTTGGTGGAAATGCACCTGCTATGGAAGTAAAACAGTGCATGGATATAGTCAACGAACTTGCAGAGGAATATAAGGGCGGTTGGATAAGCGTTAATGAGAGATTGCCGAAAAAGAAAACCTGGGTATTGGTTACGAGAAAAAGTGGTGTGGTTGACATTGAAATGTTAAGCACAAAGGGATGGATTAGTAAAATTGATGAAGTGATTGCATGGTGTGAACTTCCTGCACCTTATACGGAAGGAGAGAAAGCATGATTACAATTCAAACATTAACAACAGCTATTGTAGTGGCTTTTGGTTTTGGTGTATTGGTTGGTTTGGCGATTATGGGTATTGCATCAGGCGACAGTTACAAGAAAGGAAAAGAGGACGAATACAACAGGATCATGAGTAAACTAGAAGAATATCAAAAGGGGGATGCGGCATGACGGCAGAAAATTATTTGGAGAAAATATCGTATTATGATGCGTGTATAGAAAGTTGCCGGGATAGAGTAAAGAAGCACAAGGAAGCGGCAGAGAAGCGGACCAGCAACCTATCCACTAATAAAGTACAGACAAGCCCAAGCAAAGAGAAGATGGCGGATGCAGTAGTTTCATATAGCGACATAGAAGCGACTATAAAAGAGTATGAGGAAAAGCGGCAGGAAATAATAGATACTATAGGTACTTTGCCGCCTAAGGAAGCTATAGTTTTACATAAACGCTATGTAGACGATAAAACCTTATATGCTATTGCTAAAGAAGCAGGACGGGCGTATGAGTGGGCTTCAAGGCATCATAGAAGCGGTAAAAGAAATATTCAAAGAATACTTGATGAAAGAGAAAAAGCCGGGGTTTAATTCCCGGCTTCTTTTTATCTCATATTCAATCTTTTTGCTAAGCTGACAAGGCGGTTATATTCGTTAATAGTGTTCTTTGCCCGTTCCAGCATTATTTTAAGTCTTACAGGCGTATATTTTGGCGTTGGTGGAAAAGTGTTGTAAAAAGGAATTGATTTACCTCTTTTTGTTTCCTTCATAAATTCTCTAGCCTGTATTAAATCGTCATTGTGGCATGTTCCACCTTCTTCGTATAAGTCTAGCAGGTATTCTAATTCATCCCTTAAAATCTGCATATCGGACCTGCCTTCGATTTCGTCGTCGGCAGTATCTTCTATGTGTTCCCTTAGTTCGCTACATTTAACTATATTTAATTGCTTCAATACTTCTTTGTCTGTTATCTTCATGCGTCGTTCTCCTTCATTTGATTTTAATATATACCCGGTGTCATTTTTTGTCAATTCGTCTTGCTATTTCTTCTTTGATAGCTTCCAGCAGGTCCGCATCGGTTTCGACTTCCAATGCGTCCTGTAAATCTGTTAAAAAGCTATTCTCTAAAACTTCTAATACTTCTGTAGTGATCTTCATATCGTTTCCCCCTTAATATCCTAACCAGTCGTATAATTGTTCCGGGCTTATGTCTGTCATATCTAATGTGTCAGTGTGAAGAACTCCATTGATTGTATATTCATCCTCTGCCATTACTTTGTTGTCTATTACCTCGAATTTGATACCGTGCTTTTCTAATATGCTAGTAAGTTTTTCGATTGTCATTTGAAGTTCCCCTTTGTTTGTATTCCCCGTCATGCCGATAGGTCAGCGTATGTTTAGCAGTAGATTCTAAATAAATTCGATTTCACATTATATGAATAAGCTCTAACATTATCGTTATCATATTCCGTAGTGCCTTTATCCTGATAGTTTTCACAAACTCTTTTATTGCCTTTGTAAATGTCGGTCTTTGCTGAAATTGGTACGTTTGCATCCATATAAAAATCATTAACTGTTTTTCCGTAGTATTTCATATCTTATCCTTTCTGCCGGGATATACCGCCCGGCTCGGTACTATGTTATTAAGCTATCTTTTCTACTTGGTCCATTGTGAAGAAGTGTGCTTTCTTCATAAACATTTTGCTGTCTGGTTGCTCGTCACTTTCTTCATCCTGCTTCTTGCCTTCAACGTACTTCCAAATAGTGAAACTGGCTTTTGCTTTCTCGCCCTTCTTTACTTGGAAACCTAACTGCTTCCATATTGCGTATGTATGGATTGCTTCCGGCTCCTCAACCATCTGCTTTGTTTCGTTGCCGTCCTTGTCAATGATTACGGCTTCCATCATGCGCCCGGTTCCTTTAATGATGCCCTCTTCCATAAGATTTAATTGATTTTGAAAAATGATCTGTGCGTTTGTCATGTTGTTTTCTCCCTTCGTTTTGTGCGTTGTTCGCTTGTCTTGACCTAAATATAGCATGACGTCATGCGACAGTCAAGCATAAAATTCAAAAAAATTTGCAAAACGGCAAAATAGACAATGACTGCATGCGAAAATTGTGCAGTTTACACATGGTGTCATGCGAATATATATGGTAATATAGTGTAGAAAGGTGGTGTAATGATGGGATATAACGGATATACAGAAAAGAAAAAGGCAAGTAATGAAAAGTATCTTGCTAAATTAGTAAAACCTACTGTAAGAATGACAGCAGAAGAAAAACGGATCATTGAGCATGGGGCAAGGCAAGCCGGAAAGAGTTTTAATAGATTTATGATTGAATGTGCCTTAGAGAAGTGTGAAGAATGATGTAAAAACGCAATAAAAAGCGTAAAATATCAATATATAACTAATGAATTTCTGAAAAACGGTGTTATAATATAAAGTGGAAGTTGACATATTCAACCATCCATCCGTTGTTTTTTTCAATGATGTAAAAAGCCCTCGTAAGAAAAAGAGCCTGACTATTTAGCCGGGTTCTTTTTTGTTGTGTAAAGGAAGTGATTATAGATGCTTACAGCAAAGCAGGAGAAATTTATACAGAATATTGTAAAAGGAATGAGCCAGAGAGAAGCGTATAAAGACGCATACGACGCTGAGGGCATGAATGATAATGTAATAGATACAGAAGCGTGCCTGCTTATGAAAAACCCTAAGATAACCAAAAGGTATAAAGAGCTGGTGGATGCTATTGCAAAACCAACTATAATGACAGCGCAAGAGCGATTAGAGTATTTAACAGGCATTATTAAGGATATAGAGAGAGAACAGGGCGAAGTTCCGGCAGACCTTAACACAAAGATTAGAGCTATTGACATAATGAATAAGATGCAGGGCGAATATGTAACCAAAGTTGAAGGGAATGTGATAGTTAAACTTGAGGACTTGTTATGACATATACAGCCGATTATCTAATACAGAAGCGTAAAGAGAAGTGGGAAGCGTCCCACAGTATCGAATATGACAAGAAATTAAGAGTAGCCATAGCAAATGAACTGACAAGCGACAATAATTTGCTATCAGAAGTAAAGACATTCCCGGAAAAGCTTATAGAATTACTATTTATCGTAGTAGATAAGAACCAACAGACAATGCCATTCTTTTTGAATGACGTACAATACGAATTTATAGGCACGCTTAATAAGGCGATAGAGGACTTTAATACAGGCGAGATAACAAATATATCTATGCTGGTATTAAAAGGGCGTCAGCAGGGCTTTACAACGCTTATAACGGCGTTACAGCTTGCCTATAGCATTACAAGAAAGAACTTTCAGGGCTTTACGCTTGCAGACAGAAGCGACAACGTGGAAGCAATCTTCCAAAATAAAGCCAAGTATCCATATTCGCAACTCCCGGACGCATTGAAACCTACAGAGAAGTTTAACAACAGGCGTCAGTTGCTATTTGAAAAGATTAATAGTAGTTGGGCGGTTGATACAGCTACAAAGGATGTAGGACGTTCGAGAACGGTAAACTTTTTCCACGGATCGGAATGTGCTTTCTGGAAAGATGGTATAAGCCCGGTGCAAGGTGCCTTAGGAGAAGCCTTCACAAAGAACTGTATTAAAATCTATGAGAGTACAGCAAACGGGTACAACGATTATAAAACCATGTGGGATAGCGGCGTACATATTAACTGCTTCTATGAGTGGTGGAAAACCAAAGAATATAGAATTGCTATTCCTAGTGAGGATATTAAGAACGCTTTTATAGACAGTATGGAGAAGAAAAACGACTGGATATACGAGCGCCTAAGATGGTTAAGGGATGAAAAGAAGCTGGATATAGAACAGCTATACTGGTATTACAAGAAGTTTGAAGGGTATATTGATAAGCGGTTAATAAGGCAGGAATATCCTTGTAGCCCTCACGAAGCTTTCTTGCTATCAGGCGACAATGTATTCGATACAGAAGCATTGCTGGCACGTTTAGAGGTTATAGAGAAGCCTTTAAAGGTTGGCTATTTCATATACGACTATAACGGACTGGCAATATCAAATGTTAAGTGGGTAAATGACAGAAACGGTTATATAAAGATATACCAGCTACCTAATACACCAGCAGTAACAAAGTATTGCATCGGTGGAGATACAGCCGGAGAAGGTAGCGACTATTTTACCGGGCATGTATTGGATGCAAGAACGGGTATTCAAGTAGCAACCTTGCGACACCAATTTGATGCGGACCAATACACAAAGCAGATGTATTGTTTAGGACTGTATTACAAGTGGGCGTTAATCGGTATAGAAGCCAATTTCGACAGTTTCCCTATTATGGAGTTGCAAAGACTTGGTTATCCTTGTCAGTACGTCCGGGAAGTACAGGACAGCTACACGGGCAAGACAGAAAAGCGGTTCGGTTTTAAAACCACCAGCTTGACAAGACCTACAATCATTTCACGATTGATAGAGATTGTCCGGGAGCATGTAGACACTATCAATGACAAAGAAACGCTGGAAGAGTTGCTAACCATTATCAGGAATGAGAAGGGACGTATTGAAGCACCTGAAGGCGGACATGATGATAATATGATGGGGCTTGCAATAGCACACCATATTAGAGAACAGGTAGTATTTGTGAATGAGCCTATAGTAGTCAATCCTCAGTATCATTTCAACGTGGAGAGAACAAACGAAAGGACCTATGACTACGGCGAGCAAATAACGATTGTATAAGGAGCATGTATGGAAACCATTTTAATAATTGCAGTAGTAGGCATACTCAATGCAGTGTGCTTTTTTATTGGTGCAAAAGTAGGACAGACCGTATCAAAGGTCAAAGAAATAGAAGCGCCAAAGATACCT